TACCCTGTGACAAGGGGCTTGGAGAAGGTGCTACACTAACACCCAAAGTAGACTGTGCGGAGCCTACCTGGGGTTTGAATATATCACTCATAAAGCTGAGGCGTTGGAAAGGCTCATACGATTGTTGTAATTGAGACTGTCTGGCAGCATCAAGTTCTCTCTGAGATTGAGTCTGACCAAGAGCTCCAAGTTGTGATTGCAACTGAGCCTGTTGAGCAAGAAGATTTTGTCCTGTTCCAGCTATATTTGCCTGTGCCGATCCAAGACCAGCAATACCGCCACCAAGACGAACTGCTTCTTGTGCCTGAGAAGATCCCAAGCCGCCGAGAAGTTGTGAAACACCCTGTTGTCTACGCTGTTGATTTTCAAAAGCGGTTTGAGAAGCGTTTTGAGCCTGATTAAAGTTTCTGCTCAAGTCCTCAAAAACTCTACGGCTCTGAATATCTGCTAGATTTCTTCCGAGTTCTGCTTGAGCAATACCCTGTCTACTTCCGCCAAACGCACCTGCACCAACAGCTTGCGCTGAAAGTTGATTAGTCTGCATAGCGGCTTGACGTTGCATCTCTGCAAGAGCGTCTTGGGTGACCGCTTCCTGATAAGGGTCCATGAACGCTGTTGCGCTCGTAGGATCGTAAGCTCCTGTTGTTCCTGTGGCCTGTTGTGCAGCTTGAGTAAACAAGCCCGGAACTCCAGCGGCTTGAGCTTGAAGCGTAGACAGACCTTGACCAATCGTATTGGCTCCTGTTGTCAGGTAAGGTTGAAATTGACCAATACCTTGAGCCGTGGTCATAGCTTGCTGAGTTAATGGATCAATAGAAGCCACCTGAATGTCAGGAACATCAACAGGTGTTTCTCCTCGAGCAAACGAAGCCTCTAGAAGTTTCTTTTGAAAGTCCTCAAGATAGGGTGCTTGGCGTACAATTGATTCTTCTGTTACTGTTGCCATCAGGCTACTCCACTTTCAAATCGATTCATCATATCATACATTCTAGCCGCTCCTAAATCTCTATCGCCATTGCCAGCGTTTCTCACCGCACGAGCCGTCATGACAAACTCTCCGTCAGAAAGTCTTGCTGGAATACTGTCCGAGGTTCCTGTACCACGTCCTACTATCTCTCCTCCAGCAGCTGCGGATCTTGTACCAAAGGAACTTTCTAACTGAGCATCACTGTAACGAGGTTTTCCATACCAAGTAGCTTTTAAAGCCTGTGCTTCAGGAGAAGTTTTATCGGCTACGGCTTGCCATTTATTATAAGCTGCTCTTTGAGGGTTAGCTGCGTCTAGCTGACTCATGGAATCAACTACACTTTGTTCATCTGGTGTAAGAAGACCAGCGGCATCAGCGGCTAGATATGCTCCAACTCCAGTTACACCTGCTCCAGCTAAAGTTGCAGGAATTCCCTCTAATCTATCGCCTGATACAAACTGCCCAAGTTGATTAAAAAACCCTTCTTCTGTTGCCTTTTTAGTTGCCTCTTTAGTTGTCTCTCCTGCAACACTTGCAACAGCTTTATTTCTACCGTCACCTCCTAAAAAATTGGGGGTGACAGGAGTAGAACTATAATTTGGGAACACCTTACTCATAATGCCGTCACCACCACCAAAAGGTTGTTTAGCAAAATCAGTATTTGCAAGACCACTAAATACACCCGGTACTGCCAACGCTCTAGGACCGAAAATACCTTGAGCTAAAGGGTTAGATGCACCAGAAGAAGCAAGGTTTCCGAAGGCAGAGAACGGCTGTGTAAGACCTTCCTGTAACCCTGTTCCAAAACCAGATCCGCTAAATGCTAAACCACTTCCAGGAGTCGCGTCATAGCTAAAACCACCTGTAAGACCTCGACCAATAGCACCTGCTCCATAACTAAGAGCCATAGATTTAGCGGCATCTCCCCATGATCCGCCTGTCAATTTAGAGGTCAGTCCTGATGCTAGTATTCCTCCAATACCCGGTGCAATAAGATTGCCTATAATTGGAGCCGCAACGGGTAGAATTTTCTTAGCGACCTTCTTAACGGCCTTAAATATTTTTTTGAAGAAGAACTCAGGCTGACCTGTTATAGGATTAATAGAGTTAAACTCATTGCCGACAACGTAACGATTTGGGTTTTCAATACCCATCATCGTCATTTGCTTAAACAAGTTTTCTTTTAACTCTGGATTAGCTTCTAAAATCTCTTTGGGAACAAAAGTCTCACCTTCTGCAGCATGAACCATGTAGTCGTCACCATAACGACCAAGAGTGGCTAGGCCTCTAGCTAACGATTCTGCTGTAGGTTCACCAGAATATTTAAAAGAATTGTCTCTCATCAGGAAAGCTCCAAAACATTAGCAAAGACTTGAATCTTTGCTGCGGTAGCGCAGTTAAATATGAGTGTGTCACCCGTTTCTAATACAAAAGGACCTGTAAATGACACGTCTGCGGTAGCAGAAGAAGAGGCCAACGTAGCCAAAGTTATCTTCTGCAAAAATACCGTTGCCGAAGCGGAGCTGTCGGCTATCTTGCAGAATACCACTATCGACGCCGTATGGCTATTATATAAGTTAATGTTCTTTACAAGAGCTTGTGTAGCCGCTGGGCATGTATAGACAACTACATCACCTGTAGAACCAACCGTCGTTACTATGTTTTTGTACGCGGAAGCCATCAGTCCATGAACCAGTTCAAACCATTGGTGTCATCTTGCCCACTAACAACAGCGGGGAAGTCTATCTTTGTAAGAGCCATCTCAAGATCACGCAAAATGCGGACAAACGTGTCTGCATCGTACTCATCAGGAGCCATTGGCATACTGTGATCGAGCAAACTAGACATTAACGCCTACCATCAGGACGAATATCAAGGCGAAGATCACCCAGCGTCCATGTTACGTTAGTTGTAGAACTCTCAATCCGCAAAGCGGCCTGTCTTGACCGGCTTCTAAGAAAAGACTGTTGAGTGCTTGCCGTTACGGCGTTAGTAGAATTAGTAGCCAGACTATCTCCTGGGTAGTTGCGGGTTTTCAATATGTAATCTACCGAGGCACTGGAACTGGTACTTGTAATATCAATATCTGGAATTAAACGACTTACAAACATAAACTGTTCGCCGTCCCCAAGATCAAAGTCAGCGGACTCAATAAACGAAGTCATGGCAGAACCGTCGTCATCGTCGCCTGTTTCATGGATGTAAACAAAGTTGGTGCTGTTAGCAATTCCAGAGGCTCTTGGATTGTCGTGAACGCCATAGTCTACCCAAGCAGTTCTGGACAAAGTTCCCAAATCCCAAGTGTTCTCTGTAAAGTTGAACTTAACGTACCGATCTATTTCCGTAGAATCCGCAGTAGGATAAAACCAGAAGATCTCGTCAAACATCTTGTTGGAAGCTGCGAAACATTTAAAACTCTGTTCCAAGTTAATGTCGTCAAACACGTAACGAAGAAGAGTGCAGGGAATAGTCTGAACGCGGCCCGTGTAAACGTAGAAGTTCTCTCGATCCATCCAAAAGACCTTGTCGCCCACCGTTGTTACAGCGTTTGGTCCAATTATGGACACGTTGTTCGCCAGCATACTGAAACCAAAAGTGAACGGAGGCCCTGTAAACCGCATGGCATGAAGTGCCGTATCCGTCCAGATAAGCATCTCCTGCCGAGTCTTCTGCGCGGATATAATCTCTGAACCAGAAGATATGCGCTGAGATCCCGCCGTGTTCGTTGCAGTAGGTGTCCAATCAGCAGGGTCTTCTTGATCTGACCAACGAACCATCAACAAGTCTTGAGCAGTTTCACCTAGAGGGTTGCAACCAAAACAAACTACGTGCCGATCCGCACCTGAAACCATAATCCTGCGGGTTATTACCGGCGCATCCGAAGCTCCGGGCTGAGAGGCAAGGTCCGTGGCCCGTGAACCAAGGCCCAGTGTCTTATCCCAGTAGTACGGAGTTCCGTCATATACATTCAGAAGCAAGTCTTCACCCCAGTTGTCTTGACTGTACAGGCGAATATTAGATCCTGATTGAGCCGCCGTGCTGGAGGATTCTCCCCACCCTACAAAATCGTTTGCTTCCTTAACAGTAGCTCCGTCGCTATGAGCCGCTGCCGTTGTTCCACGAACACCTCTAACGACCCCTGCGTTGATGAGGTGTGTTGATTTTCCTGTGTATTGAATTAATTCGCTGCCTATTAACATCAGGCCCACAAAGGTTACCGCGCCACCACTAGAGGACGTAGCCGCAGTTGTTCCGTCATCCGCGCGAGTTAAATCACCAAATACGTTACCTACATTAGTGCCGTATCGTATCTTTTCACTTCCTATTAAGAGAGTTCCCTTAGCTGGAAATCCACTAGAGCTTGCTACTGGAACGGACGAACTGATGATTGTAAGGTCCGCGCTCGTTGTAGTAGAAGCTGTTTCAAACCTAGTGGCACTTGTTAATGTGAAAGACGTAACGCTGTCGTTTATACCGCCGCTGTCGTTAAGGGTCGTCTGAGAATACCCTGTTGTCTGACCACTCCAAAGACCCGCACCAAAACCGGTTCCACTTACAACTGTATTAAGGCCCGTGTTGATTTGATAGTTAGCAATAACAGCGGAACCACCACCCGCAGTATCTCCAGAAGAAGCCGTACCTGTTGTTGTAATCAGGTAACTATTAGAGTCAACAACGGTTACCTGATGCTCAATGTTTAGTTGAGCCGTGGTTATACCGTCCGTTGCAGTCGCACCACTAAAGGTAACGAAATCGTTTGTTACTGCTCCGTGCGCTATCGCTGTTACGGTTACTACTGTAGCACCAGTAACAACAGCACCTGTTTTTAAGGGGTTTGATCCAAGGGTGGCGGTAGACCTTATTGGTGTAATATCGCTATAGCCGCCGCCTTCTTCGATATAAAACTTGGCTTCCGTTCCAAGGCCCATGAACTTGGAACCGTCCAAAGCGGCCCAGACGTGTAAGGACCGCCCCGTCCCTTCTATAGTATTACTACTTAGACGAGACCAACCACCCATCTTTTCAGGGCGACCTTTGCGGAAACGAATTAAATCCGAGTTAAACCACCCGTTCTCGTCACCGTAAGACGTAGTCTCTCGATTAACCCCCGGTCGGAACTGTATCTTTGACAAAGGCATCTAACTTCCTAATCCCTTGGGTATTCAGCCGTCTTTTTTGTTTCCTGTGCCATTATTATCGACCCGTTCCTATGGCGACGCGGCCAGGTTGATTAATTGGCGGATCTCCGGCTGCAAAGGGTAAATTGAGACCGGGTATACCTAAACTGGGTATACCGCCGAGTAACCCGCTAATTTTACCCGTGGTATCAGACAGCATTGATCCTCTCTCCTCTGGAGTATCGGTTACAAAATCAGCAACCGCCCCCGGAGTTACATCAAATCCTTGAGCATTAACATCAATGCCTGGACCAAGGCCAAAAAGACCTGGAATACCAAAATTGACACCGGGTTGCTGGGAATTTCTTCCGATAAGACTTTTCCCATCAAAGTCTGGGTTGACAGTACCGGCACTTAAAAAACTAACTAAAGTTTCAAGAAGTGAACTTCCAAGGTTGGAAATACCGTAGGAATTATCTGACTCCGCCTTGTCTATACCTTTTGAAATAAAGTCGGCAAACGTAGAATCCGCC